GCCTTGGCCGCTTCAATGATGGCCTGCAGTGGTTCGACCAGGGATTGCAGTTGGTCAACCGGAACAGCTTTGATCGCCTCGGGCAGCGCCATCGCCATTTCGACGACTTGCTGAAGGTTGAGCTGTCCCTCCTGGTCCTTGAAAGCTTTATGTAATGCCATCGCGTTTTCCTCTTCGATAATCGGTTTGCGGTCAATAAATGAACAGGTCGATCCGCACCGCCCCCGTTCTACAGTCGCCAGGTGGTGCGGTGCGATGTTGCGTTGCTCAAAATCGAAATCCTCATCGCCTTCGTAAGGCACGAGGTCCGCCATGTAGCCCAGCGACAGTTCACGCTTTCCGGCCTCGACCGCCATGCCGAGCGTATCGCTGATCGCCAGTTTGTTACGAATGGCGATGGTCGATGCAGTGGCCGGGTCGTGCGCGTCCATCATTTCGGCATCGGCTACGAATCCGCCGGATGACGGGGCGGGCAGGTCGAGACTCACATGTTCATCGGTGATCGGGATGCCGCGCATTTTCATGGCCGTGTTGGCGATGGTGGCCGGGGAGCGGTAGACGCGGACGATGCGATCGGCGGGCACCATGCCCAGCTCGGCGCCCAGGTACTCCAGCACGCCGTCCCGCACGGAGATAGCGGTCCGCTCCTTGGGATCGAACACTGCCGAGTCGCGGAATTCGCCGCTTACCGTGTCTTTTAGCTGGGCGTTACAAATGGCGTAGGCCGATTCTTCGGACTTCCCCGATTCCATAACCGACTTGACGCAGCGCTCGAGCTTCGCGGGCATGGGCCTCGCTCCCTGGTAAATTACCCGTATTTATAGCCCCCAGCGCTCCGGCTGTCAACTATCACATATTGTCCACTTGGTCAATACCCCATCGGTAATATATTGCACTAGTGCGGAAAGGGCTATAGTTATTTCAACAGCGAGGCAATAGGGCCGGGCTGAATTGAAGGATAGAGAGATGCAATATATAGAAGATCCGATACCTGAGAAACTGATTGGTCAATATCCGAACGGGGATGGAGTACTTGATTGGATCAATGCGGAATTAACCAATGGTAAATTGTTTTGCGGGTGGTCATTAGGCTCCGATGGTCGTGTAATCGGCGCCTTTTTCCTGGTCGGACTGGTGGCCCTGCGATGACAGGCCGCAAACAGTCAACAGCAACCGAACGGGCACTGGCCCGTGTGGCGATGGGCGAAAAGCCCTACACGGCGGCGCTCAATGAGGGCATCAGCCCGAGCACTATCTACCGAGCATTAGCCCGCAACCGGCCGCGCTGGGACGATGAGCGCCGCGCCGATGAAGCCTACATGGAACGATCAGACGCCGCGCTGAGTGGCAAAGGACGGAGGCGATGAAATACATCTGCATAGGTCCGATGCAGTATCGAATTTTCGACAATCACGAAACACACGTAGAGGTGGCGCGGGAGGTCGGGTTGCCGGTGCTCTCCGCTGGCTTTATCCGGTTCGACGAAAAGGGCCAGCCGATTGCCTATGGTGACAGCGTGTCGCTAGGCATCCCGTCGAATCCGACGGTCGATACGCCAATGCTACAACTTATTTGGAGAAACTCATAATGCCTAGCTATGAATTGACAATGATGGTGCCGGTCAAAGTGCGGATCGACGGCATGGCGACCATCAAAGAGGCATTTGACTATGCGGCGCATGGGTTGGCTAACTGGAGCAAAGAACAAAGCGGTGGAAAACCTACGGGTTATGCGGTGGTATTGGCTGAATCTGAGGAGGTGAAGTCGTGAAATGGTTATTATGGACGATGTTGATCGCCAATGGATTTGTTTTTATTCGAGCAGTTTGCCGCTTATGGGCTACTCGTCATCAGCAGGAATGATCAACTCATAGTCGCAGCGGCATTGATAGTCAACCCCGGGCAGCAACCATTCGCCATCGCACGATGAATAAAGCCCTTTGTCCAGGTCGAACTCTTTGCCGTTGCGCACATCGTGGCATGGGCGGACCCGCTCATCGTGTGAGGTGATCCAGCGGGCGCGGGTGATTCCCAAGTTCTGCGCTCGCAGTTTGGTCGTGATGCTGTTGAAATTAGCGATCTGGTTGCGAGCCGTGAATTTGGCGTGGTTTTTGCGTTTCTCGACCAGACCATCGAACTGCTCCATGATCTCCGCTAGGCTACTTCCCTGGGTCATCGCCCGCAAGCTGTTCGCCGTATACATCTCCAGCGTCTCATCACGCAGCTTCTTGACCCATTGCGCCGTCTCGAGGTTTAGTGCGTTGATATTGGCCATCAATCCTTCAGTCTGTGTAAGTTCGGTACTGTTCAGGCCGATCCGCTTCTCGACCTTGCTGTATAGCTCCGTGCGGTTGCGTTTGTTCACCTTATCAAGAATGGTTTGCACCAGTTCCTCGATGCGCTTATCGTCAAATTGCTTCAGTAGCTTCCGGCGCACGCGATCTGCCATTCGCAAATACGCCTTGGCATAATTGCCGCCCTGGCTAGGAGCATCGGCGAACTTCTCGACAGTCGATTGGTTCAGCGCTTTGAATACCTGATTACGGAATCGCTGCGACATCTGCTCGACCATGAATAGCGCAGCCTCGGCTAGCTCCCGCTCCTGGGCCCGCGGTGCACCTGGAGCCTTGAGCGGCGTCGGCTTCTCGGCTTTTATCTCACGTTTCATTGATCGTTACGGTTATGGAAGTCCTTGAGAGCATCCGTTAGATCATCATTTTTGGATGAATCCTCAGACGGTGTCGTGAACCAGTCGAACTCGTCTTTCTTGATGACCCCGCGTTCGATGAGATAATCACCGTAGTCCTCACCGAGAGCTTCCAGCTTGAGTGCGTTATCAATGGCTTTTGTCTCATAGTCCATCCGGCTATTCGGCGTGTCGCCCTGGTTGTCCCTGAACTCGACGGCCCCCTGGCCGCATAGGCGCATCAGTTCGGTGATGGGCTCGAGCAGGTAGTCAGACTGCAGCGATTCGATCATGTCCTGGAACACCTGGCGTTCGTTCTCACCAGTACTGTTCAGCCCTTTGACGTTCTCCCCGACCAGCATGGCGAGCGGGATGCCCGTCACCATAGCGAGCCGGCGCAGCGTGATCTGATCGGCCTCGGCCAAATTGCTGATCGACTGGTTGGCGATCTCCAGCTGGTCCTCGGCATCAATGAGTCCGGCTGCGAAGATCCCCCGCACATCCTCCAGCCGACTGAAATACTCGATCATCTCAGAGTCTTGTCCCGAGCGCATGGCGTCCTTGAAGCCGGCAATCTTGTAAAACAGCGTGCTGGCTTTCTCGAGGATGCGCGGACTCGCACGCTGCACTACACCATCAGCAATGATCTGCTCATAAATCATTTCGAACTCGGAGATCCCGCCATATAGATAGCGCGGCGCATCCAGCTCGGGCGGCTCAATATAGCTGAAATCGACAACCCGCGACCAATGGATAACTGCCCCGCGTACATTATAACTTAACGGGCGATAATACCGCTCCGACTGTAGATCTCGCTCGATATCCCCAGGAGTTACCATATCGCCGCTAAATACGCTAAACATTAGGCGAGACGGATCCGGCAGGCCTAGTGGTTTTGATAGGTTATCCCCTCGAACATGTAGCACGACGATACCCCGACCGAATGCAATCATCCATTTGGTGGCCTTCTTAACGTGCTTTTCTAGCCGTGCCTTATAGAATTGTTCATCCTCCGTGCTTTCGAATTGCAGTGTATCTTTGAGTGCATGACCGGACTTGAGTCGCACCACTTTATTACCGATGCCATGGCGGTAGAGCTGGCGAAGGGTGGCGGGGCTTAGAACTTGGGAGTAGATCTCATTCTGGTTGATCGGGTTGCGCCCATCGACCAGCGACGATACGAAATTACGCAATCCGTCTGTGAATTTGTTGGCCATGGCGGCCTCCTTAGAGTAGTCGACCATAATCCGCCGTCGAAGATATTAGGGGATTGTAAGCCATTATGAAGGCATCCGCTAGATTTGGCGATTTCACGTCCCGTTTGTCAAGGTCTTTTTTGCTCTCGACCTTCACCTTACCATTCGCATCGAAATCCCGGCGGGGCGTGGATAGCTCGTCGATCAGCTGCGCCAGGTTCTCGCAGCCGCTATTAATGCTGATCAACATATCCTCGGACACCTCTTCGTCGTTGCGCACGGCTGCATAGGTCGCTTTTAGCCGATCGGCCACTGTCCACCAGGCTTGCGCCTTGAGGTTCGAGAAGAAATCGCGGTTCGTCACGCCGGGTTGGTATTGGGCTTCGGGACGGTGTACCGCATTGCCCGCGCCGAATCCCTTGTAGACGATCCGCGCTCGGGTAGCCTGGTTTAGCTCTTTGAACTTCGACCCGGCTGCAGCGCCCACCCCGATATTGTCGTAGTAGATAGTAGCTTGCATCTGGCGGGCCAGGCTGTAGACTCTGGAGCAGCTGCCAAGTAGGTCGTCGGTCTTACCCTTCCACTGCTGTGCATTCAGTGCCAGCAGGCCGTATGCCGTGACCGTGGCGTTCATATCGCTGCCATCGTCCGCCACGTCATAGCCTATGCGCTTTAAGCCGCTAGGCCGGACGTTGAGCGTCTTGTGAGCGTCGATGGCCGCCATGAGCCAGGATCGTTTGATGATAGCCGACTCATCGTCGGTACGTGGTTCGCCGAGATAAATGTGGCGATACTCATCCTCGTCTTCTCGTCTGGCTGTCTCGATGATAGACCGCATGGTCTTTGACAGGAACTGATTCTCGTCGTAGTTGATTTTGCGAACGATGGTATTCGGCGGTGGGTTGACTACGAACCGGCGCCAGACGAAATCGGACACCAATCGCGGATTAAATATGATCCAATGCTGCGAACCCTCTTTACGGATAGTCGGGTCGATAACTTTCCACTGTTCCTCGCTCAGCAGATGCGCCTCCTCGGCCCAATGAATATCAACCCCTTCCAGCGACTTGATCTCATCGATGGATCGCCATAGGCCGTAGAAGATGAATTCAGTCCCGGTATATTTGTGGATTATCTTGTTCTTGAGGATGGTGAACTGGTCCTGTAGTCCGAACCGGTATATCTGGACCTTCAGCAGAGAATATACCGACTCTTCGATTTTGTTCTGAAACTGTCGGGTACACAGTATGCGTAAAGTACAGCGTTGCGCTAAGAAGATGGCGAATCCTGCGGCATCCCAGCTTTTCGACGATGAGCGTCCGCCGTATAGGATGCGGTTGCGGGCTGGAGTCGTCCAGAAATTCCGTAGGGCCGGGTTAAGTGTCGGACTGGTCATCCGATTTGTTCAAGTCGCGATAGAAGTCATCCAGGCTACGAGGGGTCATGCTGCCGTCGGGGCTGGAGTGGGCCAGATTGTCGGTGAACATGGCCAGGTGTCGGCCGAGCAGCTCCAGAGACTTATCGCGGGAATGGGTCAGTATCTCGATGCCGCTGCGTGTCTGCTTGGCCCCAGCATACAGCTGCTTGGCGGCAGGAGATAGCGTGCGGGTATCCTTCACTGCGATGGACTCAATGCCCCGGCCGAAACATTCCGGGCATTCGGGATAGGGCAGGAACTTTGCATCGTACCCGACGCCGCCCTCAGGGTCTGGCTCGGCTGGGAGCGGCTGGTCTATACGCTTGGCCATCTGGCAGGCTTGTTGGTGCTGGCGCTGTACCTGTTCCCATTCCGCCGGTGTGAACTGGTAACGGTGACCTTCGCCGTAACAGTGCCGACAGCAGTCCCGCCGCACCTCTACCAGTTCATTCGGATCGGCGGTCACTGTAGCCCACAGGAGGCGCACCACGTCATCCGCCTTGATATCGAGCCGCTCGGCACGTTCGCGCAGCAATTCGCCGATCCGATCGCGAACCTCAACATTTTTCAACAGACGAGTAGCGCACGTTGCCGCGGAGGCGGGCGTACAGTTCGGGTGCACGGTCTGGTATGCACGGGTTTGGTTCATTTCCGGATCGGCCACCAGCGCCCGGCAGAATTGTTCGGCGTTATTGTCCATGCCGACAGTCTAGCTGCCTCGCTGCACCTTGGTCAACATGTGCAAATGTGTGCAAATGTTATTGACCTATTGTCACACGAAAAAACCCTTTAAAATCAATGACTGTGCAAATAGTGACAATTGTGATAATGATTATATGAAAGGCTAGAAATAATAGCAGTAAATTATAGTAATTATAAAAGAAGGTATTCAGGGGGTTATAGGGAAAACATCTGCACAATTGTCACAGTTTGCACAGTCATTGATTTTAAAGGGAAAATTCCGTGACAATGCCGAATTTTCATTGTCACACATTTGCACAAAACGGGGTTTATAATTATAAAACCGCCGCTGTAATTACTATAATTATAAAAAAGCCCGCGTAAAGCGGGCAAAAATGGGTGCTCAATAAATTATTTTTCGCGCTTCTCGGATTTTATTCGTATCGAACCGATCCCGAGATCCAATACTATATCCCGAAATGACGCGCTCATCGTTATGCCGAATTTGAATGCCCACCCGCCCCCGAACCGGCCCAAACCTTTCACCGAAAACGGATTCCATCCCCATTTCTGTCCAATTGTTTTATCAACCTCGTTGGCCCAAAACCCATTTACCCGTTGCCACGGCCATCCTCTGAACGTAATCTTCATCTCTCGTCACTCCTCTGTCACACGTTTAAATAACGCCCAAGCGCACCGAGCCTCAATAATCGGCAGGTATTCCGCCTCCCGTTCGCACAGCACCGGATTGAACCCCTCCAGCAGCGCCGCCTTCCCGGTCGACCCACTACCGGCGAACAGGTCTAGTACCGTCCCACCTGGCGACGTTACCAACCGGCAGCACCACCGCATCAGCTCGGTCGGCTTGACGGTCGGGTGATGATTCTTCGCACCACTGGTACGCCCAGCACCCGCTCTCGGTGAATTGAGACCATCTGAGCCCTTCTTCCTCCCACCGGTCACCTCCCCGGCGGCCACATGCGCCAAATGCTCGCAGCCCTCGTTCCGGTCTGCCTTACTCGCCTTCGCCGCATAGAAGTACCGCCCCCACGGCTCATCGTCGAAGCACCCGTCATGTAGGATGTTGGCGGGCCAGCGGCCTGCTGGGTCCCCACCTCGCGGCCCGGGCTTCATTGCATAGTTCGTCGCTCCGGACTCAGTATATCTATTATCCTGCGACGGTTCGTTCTTTCGATGTCTCCCACCGTCACTAGGCACCCTACATCCATCCACATTGATCGCCCCCACGCCATGAGTCAGCACATTGTCCGCGACGGTGCCTTCGAGTGGTTTCCTGGCGATGATAATTGGCTCATAGGCGGGCTTGAGCGCGGTCCCCCATCCTTCCCACTGTTTCGCCTCGTCGGTATGGGCGATGGTGATGTCATAAGCCCCGGTACTGATCCCCGCTAGGTTTACTGTGCTTTCATTTCGGATGCGGTATCCTTCGCCAACCACTTCCCGCCGCTTCATATTCTCCGACTCGACTGTCCGCCACTGCATAAGCTTCATGATGTCCGCAGGCGGTTCGGGGAGTAGGTGGCGCATCTTCTCGAACATATCGAGCGTTGCGACACCCGGCTGCGCGGCATCCGTCAAATAGTGCCCACCCATTGCCGAGCCGGTCGCCTCGTCTATCTGTCGTGCCGTGATTCCCGTCGATCGCATCCAGGCGGTGAACCGTAAAGCCCGTTCACGCCTAACCCGCACCGCATCTGCAGCATCAATCGCCTTGCTAACGTCCAGACTTTTCGGGAATCCGCTTCCATAAAACCAGAACGCCGTGTCGCGGATCTCAAACCCCGCCAGACGCAACGATATCGACATCAAGTCTTGTGTCCGACTGCCAGCGAAGACCAGTGCATAGCCGCCCGGCTTGAGCACCCGTAGCGCCTCCCGCCATACCGACGGCCCAGGGACAAACGAATCCCAGCTCTTGCCCATGAACCCACTACCCGTGTGCACATAGTCGTCACCTTTTAACCAGTGCCGCAGCACCTCGGCCATATCCGGCTGTTTGCTCAGACCATACGGCGGATCGGTCACAATGCTGTCGACCGAACTCTCCGTCATCCCGCGCAACGTCTCCAGACAATCCCCGTGGTGTATCTTGTAATCAATTATCATCCGTCCGCCCTATAATCACGCTGCCGTACAGACAAAACCCATCCAGTCCCATCGACTCACCGCCGAACTCGACTCCGTGCGCCATACACTCTAGCCTGTCCGCCGTGGCGTAGTACGTCCACGCGCCCGCCCAGACGCAGAGTAGAAGGAATGCGAATAGCCTAATCATCGCTCAACAACTCCCGCATCTCGTCCATCGCCATACACCTGGCCTCCTGTCGACGAGACTCCGACCCGCACACCGGCGGCTCGGAATCATCCACATCCCAAGCCAACCCGCACTCGCACATCATCTGATCGCCATACCGGCGGGCTTTACAGTTATCGGCGATCATTATGGACAATCCGCAAATGCCAAAACCACATCTTTCCATTCACGCCACCATTCCAGCGCACCTTCATCCATCCTAGTGATTGTTTCGTCGTCGAATTGCCCCCACTCATGCAAGCGATGCCCCTTACAACCAATCTGCAGCCAATCGTCACACACATTGACGATATAACGCGGTAACTGCATTGAACGGATAACCGCGCCGTCACCGATGGCGTTGAAAATGCGAATCCCACTCAGGTCGGCCCCACTCAGGTCGGCCCAGCGCAAGTTGGCCTCGCTCAGGTTGGCCCCACTCAGGTTGGCCTCGCTCAGGTTGGCCCCACTCAGGTTGGCCCCACTCAGGTCGGCTCCACGCAGGTCGGCCCCACTCAGGTCGGCCCAGCGCAAGTTGGCCTCGCGCAAGTTGGCCTCGCTCAGGTCGGCCCGG